ACTTTGTATCGGTGCTGCTGAAGTACCGCAACCGTGCGGGCCAGCCGGTCAAGTATCCGCCCAAGGTCTATCTGGTAAGCGGAAACGGCGAGCCGGTGCTTTTGGATGAGGAAAGCGTGGCCTGCATCGACCAAATGCGGGTGAAGAACGTCAACGTCATCCTGAACCCGTATGAGTACGACCCGGCGAACGGCGGCGTCAGCCTGTACGTGCGCACCATGTACGTGGAGCAGGATCTGGACGACGACCCCTATGCGGAGCGCTACCGCCGCCGCAGAGAGGAAGACGAGGACGAGGTTGACCCCTTTTAATGAAAAGGCCCTATGAGAGCGTTTCCCGCGTCCGGATACGGACGGGCCGGGAACGAGGGAGCCCCCGGCCAGGGCAACCGGCAGAGGCGGAGGGGCTGCCGGGTTTTGGAACAGAGAAAAGGAAAGGAAAGGCAACGATGGATGCGAGAGCAACACGCAAGCTGTGCGCCCTGATTGTACTGCGGGCGGCAATGGACTACCGGCAAGCACGAAAAAAGAATGACCGCTATACCCTGGAGGAGACGGAGCGGTTCTTCCGCAGCGAGTGGTTTGAGATGATCAACCCGATTCCCGAACTGAGCGGCGAGGAAATGATGAAACGGATTCGGGAAAACTTTGACCTGAAAAACGTATGGGCGGAATTGGAAAAGGAGAGGTAACATGTTCGGCTATACCTTTTACAACAGCCACATTCTGAAAAAGCGCCGCAACCTGAAGCGGGACGCCCGAAACGCGGTGGCGCTGTACTTCTTCCGTCTCCGGTACGAGCGCGGCGTGCCCATGGAGGCGCAGGGAGGGCAGGGCCTTTGAACGAGCGGAATATGCTGAAAAACGAATCTTAAAAAGCACAAAAAGGAGCGAATGTATGAGCTATCAGCAGGAATTGCCGGAAATGATGAAGGCCGTCGGGCAGGAATTGATGGACCGGGCCGAGGACCTGGCGGGAGAAGGGGACGCGATCAGCGATGTGACGATATGGATCCGTTTTCCGCGGAACGGGGATATTCCTACGATTGAGGTACAGCGGGAGCATATTTCCAAGCGCTGTCTGGAGCTGCTTTTGAAAAAGCAGGACGGGCGGCAGATGAAAAGCGGCGATGCCTGATGGCGGGGATTCAGCTTTTTGACTACCAGACGGACGCCATTGGTCGTATGAAGAACGGCTGCATCCTCTGCGGGGGCGTAGGCAGCGGCAAGAGCCTGACGGCGGTCAGCTACTACTACCTGGAAAACGGGGGCGACCCGGCCAGCGTGACCGGCGGCGATTATATTCCCATGGACGACCCGCCGCGCGACCTGTACATCATCACCACGGCGCGGAAACGGGACACCTTCGAATGGGAAAAGGAGCTGGCGCCCTTTCTTCTTTCCACCAATCCGGAAACGAACCTGTACCGCAACAAGGTGATTGTAGACAGCTGGAACAACATACACAAATATACGGAGGCGGAGAACGCTTTTTTTATATTTGACGAACAGCGGGTGGTAGGCAGCGGAGTCTGGGTAAGGAGCTTCCTGAAAATTGCCAAGCGGAACCGCTGGATCCTTCTGTCGGCGACGCCGGGGGACACCTGGAGCGATTATATTCCGGTATTTATCGCCAACGGCTTTTACAAAAACCGGACGGAATTCAAGCGGGAGCACATCGTCTATTCCCAGTTTTCCAAATTTCCCAAAATAGAGCGATATTTAGGGGAGCGGCACCTTCGGAAGCTGCGGGATTCCCTGCTGGTGGATATGGACTTTAAGCGCCAGACGAAGGCCCACCATGAGGACGTGTACGTGCGCTACGACGCAGCGCTGTACCGGGACGTGATGCGCTCCCGCTGGGACCCGTGGAAGCAGGAGCCGATTGAGAACGCGGGCGGCCTGTGCTACTGCCTGCGCAAGGCGGTAAACACGGACGTAAGCCGGCAGACCATGGCGCTGGAAATTGCCGAAAAGCACCCGAGGATGATTTTGTTCTACAGCTTTGACTACGAGCTGGAAATTCTCAAGGGGCTGGCATGGCCCGAGGGAACGGCGGTGGCGGAATGGAACGGACACCGGCATGAGCCCATCCCAAAGGCGAACCGCTGGGTGTATCTGGTGAACTACGGCGCGGGCTCGGAGGGGTGGAACTGCACCCTGACGGACACGATGCTGTTCTACTCCCAAAACTATTCCTACAAGGTGATGGCGCAGGCCAGCGGACGCATCGACCGGCTGAACACGCCCTATCACGACCTGTATTACTATCACCTGAAGAGCCGCAGCGGCATCGATCTGGCCATCAGCCGGGCGCTGGAGGACAAGAAGACCTTCAACGAATCCCGGTTTGTGAAGTGGTAGAAGCCGTCCGCGAAGAATGCAGGCCCTTTTATGAGGAGGCGGTCCATATGTTTGGTTATGTGAAAAAGGAAAACGTAAAAAGGGCAATCGACGATGAGCTGAAGATTTACACGGCGCTTTTGGACAGCGCGGCAAAGGACGTGAGAGAAGCGGCCAGAGGAGTAATGACTGAGGAATGTTACCGGAAATGGGTAGATGCAATCATCCGGAACAGACAGCAGTTATTCATTCATCTGTACACGGATTTCGCGGACTGCGGCGCACTGAAGGAAGCCTGTGAAATGTACAACCATTGGCTGGTTTGCTCCCGAACCATACGGGAACTGATGAACAAACTGCCATACAGACTGTAACCGGACAGAAAAGAGCCGAAATACAAGGGCTCTTTTCTTTTTGGCTGCCTCAAAGCGCAAAAGGAGAAAAGAAAAAATGAAGAAAATGAAGAAGCGGCACACGGTTTATTTGGAAGAGACAAAAAGCGGAATTCTGTACCATCACCCCAGCGGCTTAGGCCGAACCGAAGCGGTGCAGCACGCCGACGGATGGGATATTCTGGCTGCGGTGCTTCAGGCCGTGCTGCTGGCCGGGATTCTGCTGCTTGCAGCCCTGTGGCTGACAGGCGCAAGGGCGGAGACGTACTACTGCACGGCGGAAAGCGGGCTGAACCTGCGGTGGGAGCCACGGCGCACCGCGTTTGTAGAGGCGCTGCTGCCCTACGGAGAAAGCATTGAGGTGCTGGAGATTGACGGGCACTGGGCCAAGGTGCAGTACGGGGATATTCTATGGGCCTATCTGGAGTATCTGAGCACCACGCCGCCCAGTGAAGAGCCGGTGACCGGAACGATTGACGCCAACGGACGGGTGGCCATCCGGGAGGAGCCGGACGGCAGGCGGGTCGGCTGGCTGAAGCCCGGCGCGGAGGTGGATATTCTGGGAACCGTGGACGGCTGGGTACGGACGGACAGGGGGTACGTGGCGGCGGAATACGTTGCCCAAAGCGTGGAATTCTGATATACTGGTGCTGGCGGAAGGCCGCGAAGGAGGGCAGATGAGTATGTATACGGTTGAAGCACTGAAATTTCTTCTGATTCCTATTGCTAAGCGGTATGGACTGAAGAAGCTGTCCGTATTCGGCAGCGTAGCACGAGGCGACGCAACAGAACAAAGTGATGTAGATTTACTGGTAGAAGTACCAAAGGATTGGGGCCTTTTAGAACTGGGCGGATTATACGCTGACATCGAGGACGTGGTTTCCTGTTCCATTGATCTGGTCACGACAGGTATCGAGGACCGGGAGTTTTTGAGCCGAATTCAGCAGGACGAGGTGGTTCTTTATGAGCAATGAACAGCGTGACCAGGCGGTATTGACCAAAATCATCCAGTATTGCAGCGAAGCTGAGGAAATGCTGAACCTTTGTGGCAATACAAGGGAAGGCTATGAAGAGAATAAGGCCTGCCGTTATGCAACTGCCATGTGTCTGATGCAGATCGGAGAGCTGGCCGGACATCTGAGCGACGAGGCCAAGTGCGGAATGAGCATGATTGCCTGGAACGCGATTCGTGGAATGCGAAACGTACTGGCGCATGATTACGTCAGTGTGGACTGGAACGTCATTTGGAAAACCGTCACAAAGGATTTACCCATCCTGAAACTCGTATGCGAGAAATACCTGAAAAGCTGAAATGAAAAATGGAGTATGTATGATTGCTTGAAAGAGCTCTCGAAAAAATCGAGGGCTCTTTTTCATTGGCAGCGCGAATCAGAAAAGGGAGGCAAAAACGATGGAACTCAACGCCGAAATGAATAAAATCTTTGGTCAGGAAATGGCAAAATTGTTTGCCGCGACCATTTCCGAAGAAGAACTCCAAAGAAAAGCGCGGGAGGTCTGGAAAAACCTGAATCTTCGGGAAGATTCCTGGGGAGGCCGAAGAGAGCCGGAGATTGAACGTTTCATTAAGGAAGAAATCCTGAAAAGGCTGTATGAAAAGATCCAGGCAATTCTGAAAGAGCCTGTTTCTGACGAAATTCTGGAGAAAAAAGCCCGTGAGATGGTGGAAGCCGCGCGAAAGGCCGGGGAAGAAGCGATTGTCAAAGACATGGCGAAGCATATGGTCAATAATGCTCTTTCCATATATGGACGCAGCGACAATATTGTTTGCGAGGTTCTCCAACGGCTGAACCTTCAGCAGCAACGTAACCAAGGTTATTGATCGGCCGATCTGCAACGTGCGCATTGCCGTGGTCGTTGTGACGAGAAACAAAAGACGTGCAAATGCATTGTATCTTTTGTGCAAATGGGGTATAATAGCACTGGAAGGAGGGTTGCATCATGAGCAACACAACCGTGAACGTCACCTTTCGGATGGATTCCGAGCTGAAGCGTCAGGCGGACAGCCTGTTTGCGGAGCTGGGCATGAGCCTTTCCACTGCCTTCAACATCTTTGTGCGGCAGTCTCTGCGGGACGGCGCGATACCCTTTGATATTTCGCTGGAAAAGCCCAACCGGGAGACGATGGCGGCCATGCTGGAGGCCGAGCGCCTTGCGAGAGACCCGAATGCTAAAAGATACCACAGCGTCAAAGAGCTATTCACGGACTTGGAGAAGGATGACGAATGAGCAGTTTTCTGGATATTCTCAATGACGAAAATACCAAATACGCCCTTGTCGTTACCGCCCAATTCAAACGTGAATACAAGCTGGCCCGAAAACGGGGCTTTGACCCCAATCGATTGGCAGAAATCGTCACGCTGCTGGCCAACGGCATTCCTCTTCCCGAGAAAAACCGGGATCATGCCCTGTCCGGGGATTGGATCGGCTACCGGGAATGCCATATTCTTCCCGATTGGCTGCTGATCTACCGGCTGGAGGAAGATATTCTGGTGCTGACCCTGACCCGCACCGGTACGCACAGCGACCTGTTTCAGAACTGAACATGACAGACTACACCCCCACGGCAGACGTGCATTGCGTCTGCCTTTTCTTTTGCCTGCATTTGGAAAAGGAGGAACGACCCAATGGACAATCAGAAGGCGGGCCGGGCAATAGCAATGCCCAATGACACGCTGCTGGTGGGCTTTGACCTGACCCACGGGCCGGAGAACCGGCTGTGCATCGTCGGGAAAAAAGAAGGAGGGATGGTGACCATCGTAAACGCCTTTCAGGGAGACGAGGCCGAGGAGCTGTTTCGGCGGCTGACAACGATGAAAACGAAAAACCAAAAGGAGGAACAGGAATGAGGATGGATATTTGTCTGGCCGCGGCGCTTGGCTATGTGCTGGTGGTGCTGACCGTCTGCGGCGTTATTGAATTCTACTTCCGGCAGAAGCTGAATTATATTTCCAGCCTGATGGAGGCCTTCGGGAAAATGATTCAGTCGGCGGGAAAAGCGGTGAAAAAGAAGGAGAACCCGTAATGGCGGAAAACGAAGCCGAATTCGGCAGAAAAGTATGGGATATTTTCGATGAGATTACCGGGGCAAAAGCCACGGACTGCAACCTGAAGCGGGACAACGCCAATATCAACGGCGATACCGCCATGGGTGCCATGCTGCAGTACGGCTCCAACGCCGCCAGGGAGTATTACCTGGAGAAGATGGTGGACCCGGAGATTGCCGGGCTGCACCGGAACGGGGACATTCATATTCACGACCTGGACTTTTACGGCTGGACCACCACCTGCACCCAAATCGAGCTGCGCAGGCTGTTCAATGGCGGCTTTGATACCGGGCACGGCCATCTGCGGGAGCCGAAAAGCATTGGCAGCTACGCGGCGCTGGCGGCCATTGCCATTCAAAGCAACCAGAACGATCAGCACGGCGGGCAGAGCATTGTGGACTTCGACTACGCCATGGGCGACGGCGTGCGGCTGACCTACGAGCGCTACCTGCGGGAGGCGGATGATATTTACTGCACGCTCTTCGGCACGGAGGAAGGGGAAGAGAACATTGACGATTCGCAGGAATTCCGCATCCGCTACGCGATGGTGAAAACCTGCCGCGACACCTATCAGGCTATGGAGGGGCTGATTCACAACCTGAACACTATGCATAGCCGGGCCGGGGCGCAGGTGCCTTTTTCCAGCATCAATTACGGTATGGACACCCGCTGGGAGGGACGGCTGGCCATGGAGCAGCTGCTGCTGGCGACGGAGGCGGGGCTGGGCAACGGTGAAACGCCCATCTTCCCCATTCAGATTTTCCGGGTGAAGGAGGGCGTGAACTACAATCCGGGCGACCCGAATTACGACCTGTTCAAGCTGGCGATGCACGTCAGCGCCAAACGGCTGTTTCCGAACTTTTCTTTTATTGACGCGCCCTTCAACCTGCAGTATTACAAGCCGGGGCACCCGGAAACAGAGGTAGGCTACATGGGCTGCCGCACCCGGGTGATGGGCAACGTATGCGGCGAGGAAACCGCGCCCGGACGGGGGAACCTGAGCTTTACCAGCATCAACCTGCCAAGGATGGCCATCGAGGCGCGGGGCAATAAAAGATATTTCTTTATCAATCTTGACCACATTCTGAGCAGGGTGCGCAGGCAGCTATTGGATCGCTATCAGGTGCAGGCGAGCCGCAGGGTGCGGAATTTTCCCTTTCTGATGGGCGAGGGCGTATGGCGCGGAGCGGAAAAGCTGGGGCCGGACGACACGCTGGAGGAGGTGCTGAAGCAGGGCACACTGTCCATCGGCTTTATCGGGCTGGCGGAGACGCTGAAGCTGCTGACCGGCAGGCACCATGGCGAAAGCGAGGAAGCGCAGAGGCTGGGCTTGAAGATTGTAGGCTATATTCGGGACTTCTGCGATGAAAGCAGCAAGGCATACGGCCTGAACTTCACCTGTCTGGCTACGCCCGCCGAAAGCCTGTCCGGGCGGTTTGTGAAGCTGGACCGGGAAAAATACGGCCTGATCAAAGGCGTAACCGACCGGGACTACTACACCAACAGCTTTCACGTGCCGGTTTATTTTCCCATCACGGCGGCAAAGAAAATCGAAATTGAAGCGCCCTATCATGCCCTGACCAACGCGGGGCATATTTCCTATGTGGAAATGGACGGAGACGCCGCCAAAAATCCGCAGGCCTTCGAAGCCGTCATCCGGCACATGAAGGAATGCGGTATTGGCTACGGCAGCGTGAACCACCCGGTAGACCGCGACCCGGTATGTGGCTTTAACGGCATCATCGGGGATATTTGCCCCAAATGCGGGCGGCATGAGGGGGAACGGGTGGTTACTGAACGGGTGAGAAGAATCAAATGATGGAAGGAGCAGACGAGAATGGGAAATGAATTTCAAGGCCGGTTTCTGAAGCACCATGGAATCTTGGGTCAGAAATGGGGCGTCCGGCGGTTTCAGAATCCAGACGGTTCTTTGACGGACGCCGGAAAAAAGAGATATTCGAAAGAAGAACAGAATCAGGCAGAAAAGACGGTAAACGACGCCATGCAAAAGCGCTCCGCTATGAAAAAGGGTTCCAAGGAAAAGGCGGAATACGAGCAGATGCTGCTGCGTAAGGCTTCGATCGAGACCATGTATCAGGACAAAAAAGACGATCGCAAGGGCCGCGAGTCGACCTATGAAGAAAACCAGCTATACAGCGAAATTGCTCGCCTGGTGTATGAAAAATTCGGCGACTACGGATCGCACAAGGGAGCCAACGCCAAATGCCAAAAGATTCTCGACGACGCGCAAGCCCAAAAAATAACGAAGGATGAGATGCTTGGAGAGGCGCTCAAAGCGATTGGATTTGAGGATACGCCCCAAAACCGCTATTACATCCAAGGGTATCTGTTTACGGATTAAAATTTCGCCGAACGGGGATATTTCAAAAGGCGGAGCGCCTGCGAAGGGCGCTTTCGCTTTTCTTTTTTTGGGAAGAACAGAAAGGAGACGGGAGCATGTTCATTCGGGTAAACGGCGGCGAAATCAGCAGGGAAGAGCTGGAGGCCTACCAGAACCGGGGAATCGAAAAATACGGCGCGCAGCTGAAGGGCGTGGAGGTAGAGATTGACGGGGACGAGGCGGTGCTGCACTACCATCTGTGGGACCCCGTGCCCTTCGAGCGGGTGCGGCGCATTACCGGATATTTGGTAGGGACGCTGGACAAGTGGAACGACGCCAAGCGCGCCGAGGAACGGGATCGGGTGAAGCATGGGGCTTAACGACCAAATGACGGACAAAAAAAACAAAAAACGCATCAGGGAGAAGAAGCAACAATGGATAACCATCAGCTGAAACATTACGGAGTCAAAGGGATGAAATGGGGCGTTCGCAGAACCCCGGAGCAGCTTGGCCACCGCAAAGCCAAGGAGGAGAAGAAACTGGAAAAAAATGAAAAGCGTTACGATAAGAAGCACAAAGCTGCGGTTAGGTATCGTCGCACACTATACTTCCGCCCCAAGTCTCGCATAATGTGGATGCTTGACCGAAGCAGCGCCAAATATGAACTGCGGGTGATGCGGGGCAAGAGAAAGCTGGAAAGGCTGGAGGAAGCGATCAACGTCGCCAATGTGCTGAATCGCGTTGCGTCTGAACTGAACACCTCCAAAAAGAACGTTTTGAAGGAGCATCGCGACGCGTTCAGAAAAGCGCTGGAAGATCAGGAGAAGCAAGAACTTTTATCCCATTCCGACGATGCGCCGACGCTGAGTAATTTGTTCGAAGGGTTTACGGACGAGCAAATGGAGGTTGTATATCTGCTCGTCGATGAAGTGTTTGAAGATGATGAAGATGATGGCGAAGAAGACGATGAAGAATAATGGATATTTCGTCATCTTCATAAAAGAGACTTGATGATGAAGCAGGTGAAGCACGATGCGTGAAGGCACGATTGAAATTCAGCGCGACAGGCGCGGGTATTATATTCTGCGGATTGACGGCCGGTTTGAGGGCAACTTTGACACGGCGGAGGAAGCCGCGCAGGAAGCGGAGGACAGGCTTGCATATGAACAGGTGGAGTAAGGGATCGCAGGCGTGCGTAGTGGTTCTGATGCTGCTGGCGGCGCTGACAACGGCTTTGCTGTGCCTGGAAAAAACGGCGTGGCCGGTGATTATCGCCTACTGGGTGGTGCTGACGGGCAAGAACCTGTGCGACTGGCTGGCGCTGAAAGAAGGTGAAAAGAAAGATGATATTTCGAGTGAATGACGAGCGGTACACGGTTTCCAACAGAGAAGGCGGGCTTGACCTGATGGTTTCTTTTCAGGGCTGCCTGCATCGCTGCAAGGACTGCCTGAGGCCGGGCTGCGGTATGGTATTGGGCGGCATCAAAACCGATACGGCAGCGGTGATGAAAGAAATGGCATCCGTCCCCCATTTACAGACCGTGCTCTTAACGGGCGGCGAGCCGTTTCTGCAGCCGGGCGCGGCACTGGAGCTGGCCCGTTTTGCCCATGGCCGCGGTCTAAAGGTGCGCTGCCACACCGGATACCGTTTTGAGGATCTTCTGGAATGGAACGATACGCGAAGGCAGCTGCTGAAGGAGATTGATATTCTGATGGACGGGCCGTGCGGAAACCCCGATCGCCGGACCATCGATGTAAAGGAGTCTCTGAAGAAAGGCGAGGCGGTGCTGGCATGAGATCGATCAAGCCCAAGGAAGTGGATTACAGCAAGTACTGCTTCAAGTGTGCGTACAAGAAAACAGACGACTTTGAAGAGCCATGCAACACCTGCCTGGAGGAATTCACCAATGAAGGGACGGATAGGCCCACAAAATTCGAGGAGGGAAGGAAGAAGTGACCCCAAACCAATACCAGAAGGAAGCGCTGCGCACGGAGGGCCCGCTGCCGTGGATGAAGGCCGGAGACGACATGCTCCGGCTTCTGAACGGACTGATGGGCCTCAACGGCGAGGCGGGCGAGGCCATTGATATTCTGAAAAAGCACCTGTTTCAGGGGCATGCGCTGGACCGGGAGCACTTAGCGAAGGAGCTGGGCGACGCGGCGTGGTACCTGGCGGTATCGGCGGACGCGCTGGGCTATCCGCTGGAACGGGTGCTTCGGATGAACCTGGACAAGCTGCGGGCGCGGTATCCGGACGGATTTGACCCGGGCCGGAGCCGGGAACGGCCGCGTGAGGACGTGTGATTTTCTGCCCACTTTTGTTTTGAAAAACGGGCTTTTGCCCACTTTTGTTTGGGTTTTGTGATTTGCGGGCAGGAAAAAAAGGCGCTTGTGGCCAAAAAAAGTGGGCAAAAGCCCACTTTTGGGAAGAAAAAGTGGGCAGAAAAAACAGCCGAAAATGGGCAAAAATGGGCCAAAACAGGCACTTTTGGGGCATTTTTAGGCTGTTTTGAAGAAAAAACGGCGTTTCTGCCCACTTGCCCACTTTTTTTACTATATTTATAAAAATTTGTAAATTTTAATAAATATATAGAATATAGGGAAAAAAGCGGGCATTTGGCCACAGGCCCAAAAACCGCAAAAAAAAGACGGCGAAAGCCAAAAAGGAGGAAGCGCGCAAGAATGATATTTTGACCGCCCCGAAACCGGCACTTTGTGCTACAATAAGCCGGAGAAGGGAGGCGGTTTCATGAACGGTTTTGACAACACAGGTTTCTTTCATCGATTGGACATGATGGACGAATGGCTGAACGGCGCTTATGACGAGGACGGCGACGCCGCGCTGTGTGATATTTGCGGGAGCGAGCTGAAGTGGAACCCCATCGAAGAGAACTGGTACTGTCCCGACTGCGGGCAGACAATGGACCGGCCTGCGTACCTGAACCACATCGGCGCAGAGCCGCCCGGAGACGCCTGCCTGACGGAATGCCGGGAGAACTATCCCCTGTGTAAGCAATCCTGCACGCGCTACTCTATCCCGCCGGACGACCCCATGCTCGGCTGAGGCTCCGCGAAAAATACATGCCCTTTTATGAAGAGAGAAGGAAAAACGCCTTCTCTTTTTTCTTTTACTTTTTATCAAAAAAGGAGAGAGCTTCATGAAAGGAAAGACGCTGGAACGGAGCTTCCAGGCGGAACTGATACGGGAACTGAAAAGACGCTTCAGCGGATGCATCGTCACGAAGCTGGACTCCGGACACATTCAGGGGATTCCCGATT